CCGGTCTTTTCGTGTCTATTCGTAGGCATAGGGCTAGATTGGGAAGTTGCTGTCCTGGTCGAAAAGGTGGGTGCCTTACCACTCTGCCCGCTCCTTATTGAAGGCGTACACCGGAAGGCAAGGTGTTTGTATTGGCAAGAGCAAGAAATATTAAACCAGGATTTTTTGTTAATGAAGAATTAGGAGAATGCCAGCCATTGGCGCGGTTATTATTTATCGGCTTATGGACTATAGCAGATCGTGAAGGAAAACTAGAGGATAGACCCAAGAGAATTAAAATAGAAATACTTCCCTGGGACAAATGCGACGTCAACGCGTTGCTGCAAGAGCTTCATGGCCAGGGCTTAATAATGAGGTATGAGGTCAATGGAGACAAATATATACTCATACCCAATTTTATAAAACATCAAAACCCGCACCAAAAGGAAGTTTCAAGAGGTTTGCCAGACCCCTACACATAAAAGCCCGGTGCTAGTCTGGTGCAAAACTGGTGCAAGTACATGTTTAGAACCGGGCAAGCCTAGCTGAATCCCTATTACCTATTACTGAATCCTGATACCCTCTTACTGATTATTGAAAGATGAAAGAGGAGTCCCTATTACCTTTTGCTTCTTTTAATTTACTATGCGCGAGCGTGAGGTGTTGTAAGTGTATCGGCGCAGATATAAATATAATGAATTTGAAAAACCAACCGAATTTGAAGTGCAAGCATTGGCCTATTGGAACTTAAAGCAAGTGTACCCAAAAACCAGAGGTGAATATATGTTTGATAAGCCTCTTGTGGGTAGACGTGGAGCAAGATTTGATATTGCAATATTTAATGTGTTTGAGGAAATGAAATTAATTATAGAAGTGAAGAAAACGTCGTATTCTGGTTCAACAACCCAGGGCGAAAGATATGCGGAAATAACAGGGGTTCCGTGTATTTATATTAGAGGGATGAAACAAGCAAAAAACGCCGTAGAAATAGTTGATAAATACCTTAAAGAAAATGGTATTGAAATAATAGTTTAACACTATGGGTAAAAACTGCGGTTGCCCCACAAGTGGGGAGAATGTGAGGGGAACATGAAAGTGAGTGATACAAATTGGGAAAGAGATTTTTGGTTAAGTGAAGATACGCAGGGATAATTGTGTAAGGAGGTGAGATCATGAATATAGACAAGAACGTAAAATTATTATTACTGAAGCTTAATAAACAAAATCATGATGTCTCACTAATTAAGGAGCAACGATACTCAAGGAAATTCGGTAGTATTTATTCCAGGTTTAAGCTGACTTTTTGGCTTAAGGGAACCAAGATAGACAAGAAAACCGGAGAAGAAAAGGAAATCAGTATACCGGATACCTATGAGTTTACTAGTGGCATTGAGTTATTAAAATATATGGTGGTGAGAGCAAATGAATGAGAGACAAAAGGCTTTTGCTGATTACTACATAGAATTAAATAACGCCACAGAAGCTGCCAAGAAGGCTGGATACAGCGAAAAGACGGCTCATGTTATTGGATACGAGAACTTAAACAAACCTTATATTCAAAGCTATATACAAGAAAGACTAGCCAGTAAAGAAGCAGCGCGCATAGCCAGCCAGGATGAAGTGTTGCAATTTCTTACTCAGGTAATGCGTGGTGAGGTTCCCGACCAATTAGGATTAGAAACAGCAGTCAAGGATAGGAGTAAAGCCGGTGAATTGTTGGGTAAACGATATGGCTTATTTACTGACAAGGTGGAGCATAGCGGTGGCGTGGTATTTATAAAAGGTGCTGATTTGCTTGAAGATTAATAATGAAACGGTCAACCTTCCCGATGTGATAGGTAGGGGTTACGGTTCGTTCTGGCGAAATAAAAACAGATATAGAGTATTAAAGGGCGGTCGTGGTAGCAAGAAATCTACTACAACCGCTCTTTGGTTTATTAGCAGTATTATGGAGTATCCACAAGCCAACGCCGTTGTGGTGCGCAAGACCTTTAACACCCACAAAGATAGCACATACGCACAGCTTAAATGGGCAGCCAAAAGGCTGGGGGTGTTTGAAAAATGGCGTTTTACCCTTAGTCCTTTAGAGTGTACCTATATCGAGACCGGGCAAAAGATACTGTTTAGAGGCTTCGACGACCCCTTGAAGCTCACTTCAATCACGGTAGACACAGGCGTACTATGTTGGGCGTGGGTCGAGGAAGCATACGAATTGGATAGCGCAGATGATTTTGACACCTTTGACGAGACAATACGAGGAGAACAACCAGCAGGGCTATGGAAGCAGGTAACGCTTACCTATAATCCCTGGGTAAATAATCATTGGACGAAAGAGAGGTATTGGGATAACGAGTATCCAGATACGTTCCGGCTAACTACAACATTTAAGTGTAATGAATGGCTTGATGATGCAGATCGACAGAAGATCATTGGACTAGAATTAACCAATCCCGAGAGGTATAAGGTTGTTGGATTGGGTGAGTATGGCATACCTGGTGGAGCTTACTTCGATGAATTTAGAAGCGACATTCATGTTATCGAACCGTTTGTAATACCTGACTACTGGCAACGCTATATATCGCTTGATTATGGACTGGATATGCTGGCAGCTTATTGGATAGCAATAGACACGCAGGGCAAGGCGTACGTTTACAAGGAGCTATACCAACCAGGATTAATTATATCTGCTGCTGCTGAGGCCATTAAGGAAATGATTAACGAAGAGATTCGTTCTGTTTTTGCGCCACCGGACCTATGGAACAGGCGACAGGAAACCGGCAAGAGTGCTGCTGAGATATTTAAAGATAATGACATTAGGTTGCGACAGGCAAGCAATAACCGCGTGCAGGGCTGGTATAACTTAAAAGAATGGCTTAATCCATATGACGATGAACAAGGTATAAAGACGGCCAGCATGGTTATTTTTAAAAATTGTTTAAATTTAATAAGAACATTGCCTCAGTTGCAACGAGACGAAAAAGACCCTAATGACGTATCGACAGAGCCGCATGAATTGACTCATGGACCTGATGCCATAAGGTATTTTATTGCAGGCAGGCCGTGTCCTAATCGTGATGCGGGTTCATTTCTCCCCGGCTCCAACACCAGACCCCGGCGCTACAACTTCACCACCGAGGCCGGTAGGGACGAGGATGACGACGACCAACCGAGTGGGAGGGGTTTTTATGGATAGGAGGGGTAAACTTGGCCTTGATTAAAGTGCTATGGAAAGAAGCATATAGAGCAGATTGCGAAGGCTTGCTTGACAATGGCATATGCTCAGGAGACAACTTCCCTTGCGAGTCCAGGAGCGTTTGTTCCAGGAGAAACAGGAAACAGTTTTACAAGGCAGTTAGTATTGATAACGGTAAGCTAAAGGTTGGGTTGGCGGTATTAAGATAGTAAGCCGATTGACTCGGAGTGCTATTCCCTGCTCCGCAACATAGCCAAATATATTGTTGAGCAAGTCGATGACCAACGAGACCCACAGGGGCGATAGGAGGGATCAACCTATGGCAAAAATCATAAGGATGCCAACTAAAGACGGAGACTACCGAGACGCACGACACTTCATAGAGCATACATTAGAGATATTCGAGGCTGAGGGTGTTGAATCTCACATTGTCGTGGCTGGCAAAAACCGAGAAGGCGAAGTGATCACCGGCTACTACAAATGTGGTTTTGGTGACCGGCAAGAGATATGCGGTCATATCCAGTGCGATATTATCGACCAGATGATAAGGGCTAACCCGGAGAGGTATGGCGAGTAGGAGGTGGTCCTCGTGGCAAACATGGGGGAATAGTTTTTAAGGAGGGAAAACTTAGTGTGTTCAACAGCGAAAGACCCATGGAGTCCTCATAATAGTTTCTCAGACCTACAGAACACCCTATCCCGCGACGAGGTTCGCATTATCCAAGAATACCGCAAGCTACCCGGATGGGGGACAATGACGCTGACCAAGGCAGACAATAGCCTAAAATTCATCGAAAAGACCGATCGGGCAGGATATTGATAAGCTGGTGGATGGACTGAGCCAGGAGAATGTTGAGAAGTTGCTGGCAGTAAAGAATCCGGTGATATTTGTGGAAGGAGAGTGAAAACACATGACTAATGAACCCAAGCAATCAGAACCCGCTAAGATCAAGATATAAGCAAACCGAAAACGGAGGCGATTAGATCCGATAACATTCATCAAATGTGTTTGCGGCAACAACATATTTTTGCAAGGCAAGATGTTAGGACCTGGCATAGATAAACCAGTCGTTATAAAACAAGTCTGGGTGTGCGTTGGTTGCGGCATGAAGTACCTGCCGGACGATTTCCCCAAGAAGGGCGAGGAAGAGACTCGCAGGGAGAGCAAGATACTGTTGCCGGATAGCAGGAAGTTGAAGGCGGTTAATTAGAAGGAGGATATAAAGGTGGATAAGTATATTGGAGTTAAGCTGATTGAGGCGCAACCCGATAAAAAGATGATTAACAATGTAGTGCAAGATGGATACATGGTAGTTTACCCAGACGGCTATAAATCATGGTCGCCTAAAGACGTATTTGAGCAGGCATATATGAAGATTATCCCTAACCCCATGCTCAAAACTGATGTGTCAATCAGCCAGCAAATGGTAGATGATTTTATCAAGGAAGTCCATGTGGATACCCTGGGAGAGAAAACCACGTTAGTTAGGGTTGTCTTGGTGAACGGGTATGAGATAGTTGAAGCATCCGCCTGTGTTGACGTTGCCAACTATGATGAGAAAATAGGTGGCGAAATATGCTTAGGCAAGATTAAGGATAAGGTTTGGGGACTTCTAGGCTTCCTTCTTCAAACCGGAGTGGGTGGAGTAAAATAGTTTAAATATTCCGACCGGGAAAACCGGCGGGATGTAGAGGTAAGCGGGAGTAGCATCCTGTTTATCCCTATATCCCGCCTTTTTGTCGTTTCTGAACAAAAGGAGGGGCTATATGTTTATGTTGCCGAGCGCAATCAAAGGAGTTCTTGTTAAAAACAGACTGATACTAGCCGGTGCAGTGAAAGAACTGAGACAACCAGACATCGACATTTACGAACTCACCCTGCAGATAGAAAAAGTAATTGCCAGCCTGGATACCATGGAGAGTCTTATTTCTAGCAAGGAAACATCATCCGAGAGTAAACAGAAGATCCTTGCCACTGATTACAGCGTTCCAACCCCTGCTTTCGTTGCCGAGGTAGAGGACGATAACCCGGAAAAAGAGGATGCAGACGTAAAGAAAGCCCGTGAGCAATCGCGCGGCTTTTTCGGTTAGGAGGTGATTGTTGATGAAATGTAGAGGATGCCAACAGGAGTTTGGCAATCTAGCGCAGTTGACCAAGCATAAGCCGGAATGTCCGGGTATGAACGGAGAGACACTTGTTTGCAATGGAACCAGCGAGATTCCGGATGAAGGCTTAGAGAACTTCTTTGAACAGGATGAGTTAGAAGCCATTGTGTCTCAGATTGAACCCAGTGGACCGTTTACCATTCCCCTAGCCCTATGTCCCGACGAGATCAAATACTACGCTGAGGGCAAGGTGGTAGGACTTAGGGTCACAGGAACACTGACCACCGAGGGAATAGAAGTCCAGGAGGTGACGTTGATCAGATGAACAAGAATTTCATTGACGAAGAACCCAAGAACAAGAATGATCCCGAGGAAAACAAGCTGGACTGGGAGACCGTTAACCAGCGCTCCAATGCGGTAGCCCAATGCTATGACTGGTTTGTAAAGGACCGGCAAGCCAAGGCTGCATATACCGCTGAAATGGACGAAATGTATAAGCTTCACAAAGGCGATCACTGGGACCTGTTGGACTCCAATGGAACCGTGCTAAGGACCGATACCCAGAAACAGAACCATCCTAATGCGGTTGAGAATCTTACCTTTTCCCTAATTGAGGGATTGGTTGCGGAGTTTTCCGAGGCTAAGGAACTGGTGGACTACCCGCAAGAGGAGGGCGACGACGACACCGCCTTAGTTATGACTGAGTTGAAAGAGTTTATAGCCTACAAGAACCGGTTGGATGCAGAGTTAATTAAGTGGCTACGCTGGTTCTTTCTTTATGGTTCCGGTATTTGGGGCAAGTATTGGGACCCCAACTGGAAGGGAGGCAAAGGCCCGAACCGGTGGAGTGGCGACATTCGATGGGTGGCAGAGCACCCCCGGTCGATCTTCCCGGATGCTAGGTGCTTGGATAATGTAGAGGATGGCAGGCGAGTACACAAGGCCATATATCGCACCTTGGAAGATGTTGAGGAAACTTGGCCAGAGATAAAGGGCATCGCACCTGATTCTGTCAGTGAAGATATTGTGATCAACGAAGAACTA